CTTTAAACTCAACATTAACTGTTCCAGAATCTCCATAGCTTAACTGAATAATCCCATTAGTTAATCTTGCTCCACCACCTGATATCTCAACTGTCATACCAAAGGGCTTTAAAGCCTCTTGTAAAAAAGGTAGAACCTCTGATTTACCTTCTTCTTTTACACTAGAGAAGTTTATTTGATTACCAATAGTTGATAATAAATCTGTTAGACCTCCACCTTGAGGTAAATTTTCTTTATATGTTTTATAAGACTCTTGTTCTTTTTTAGTTAACAAGTTGTCTATAAAATCTTGAGGTACTTCGTCCCCATAAGATGCAATAAATGAATATTTTCTAATTAGATTATATTGTTGTTCTTCAGCTGTCAAAACCTCTTCAGCAGGAGCATCTCTTCTGTCTATGTTAAGAGCGTTCATTAGCTTTTGCTTTACATGGTCAAACGCTGCTTTTTTTTGTGTTTCTGAAATTTCAAATTGGTTTGTATCTTGATTAAAAAACAATTTAGTTTCATCATCTGTTTTATCTGTAACAATACTATAGTTTAAACTGTCGGCTAACACGCTTTCAAGTTCAAACCCCTCATCTATTAAGGCAGATATCTCTGTATCCAGCCCTTTCATTAACTCATCATTGTTTACAATCTCTTCATATAACATTCCTTGATACTTAAGGCTGTTACCTTCACTGTCTTGTAAAAATTTAGTTCCTAAACCTTTAGCTATATTACCTACCTCTGTGTCAATGTTATATTTATCTCTGGTAAATTTAGAAAAGTATCCAAGTTGAGATACATCTAAAGTTTTTCCAGTAGGATTACCATCTTCTCCAAGCTCTGATATAATTACCTCTCCAGTCTTTGGGTCTACATCTAAAGAGACAGAACCAAAGTCTGTGTAATCTTGTGTAAGCTCGTGCATAAATACCTCAATCTGAGATGCTGTTCCGTCTTGAGCACGCTTTGCATAGTTATCAAAATTTGTATTGAATGATTCTACTGCTTCAAATAATAAATCTGTGCCAGACTTAGCATTGTTTTCCCAAGCACTATAAGCCTTGAGGTCTTTATTTTTTGCTTTAAAGTCATCTAAATTAGTTAAAGAATATTCACGGAGTTGGTCAGCAAACCCTGACATAATTCTATTAAGAGCTGTGTTTTGACCCACAGGTTTATTAAGAAGGGTTTTTGTAAACTCTGTTCTTTTGTCGAGTATATCTTTTTTTGTAGCTAGTCTTTGTTCTTCCTGCGTTTTTAATTGGTCCGTAAATTTTTTACTTACCGCTGACCAATCTACTGCTAAAGGTTCACTATCTCTTACGTATCCGTATCCTGTTGGCATATTTTATATTTTATCTACCAAAAATTGGCATTTTGTCTTCTTCAGCAGCTACTACCTCTTCTTCAGCATCTACTACCTCTTCTTCTTCATCACCATCAAATATATCTTTCTTTCCAAGCCCTGCAGCTAATTGACTTAATAAATCAATACCCCCCATACGTGATGCAGCCTCTTGTCTACGCTCGTCAGCAGCCATACCTTGAAGTCCAGCTAACTGTCCAAGCTCTAACTCAGCAGCTGCTACGTCTGATTGCTGACCACCAATTGCCTGCCTTAATTGTAAGTCTGCTAGTCTGTCATCATAAGTAGCTCCAGCTTTTTGCTGAGCTTCTTGCAACACCATAAGTGCTCTACCCCCTTGGGCTAAACCTCTTTGACTTCCTTCAGCTACTCTTTGTAAATAATCTCCACCTAGTTGTCTTGTTGAATCAAGACTCATTTCTAACCCACGTGTTGGTACGGATAAGCCTGCAAATCGTTCTGTATTTAATCTGGCTTCTGCACTAGAAAATATATTATCCATCGTAGCTTTATATTCATTTTGTAACCCTTGCGATTTTCTTGCCTGACCAAAACTAAATGCTGCTGGTAAACCTTTACTTAAGACTTCTCCTCCTACATTTTTAGCTACCCCTAATAATGCTTTGGGTGCTTGTTTTAATAATTGACCGGCAATAGTTTTACCCCCTGCTTTTGCAGCTGAGGCTACTGATGGTAGCAAAGCGGGTATAGCTTTTTTTGCTATAAATGGTAATGCTTTTGTGGCTATGAATGAACCGGCTGCTGCTAATGCTGTTCCTATTGGCATATTATAATTTTTTTATCATTTCTTTACAGTTTACGTCTCCTTTAATATAACCCCACTCTTCATAGGTTTCAATCAGGTTATTGTTTTTTAAAATAGCATAAACATATTTACTTCCTTGTTCTTGACAAAGGCTTGTTAAAACGCCTATCAAGTATTCTACTGCTTTGTGTCTTAATTTTTTATCTACATTTTTGTCTGAGATAATCCATTCTACCCACGATACTTTAGAGTTGGTAAAATACATAAAGCCAGCGCAAATAGGCTGTTTATTATGCAAAACCATTACTCCACCTTCTCCATCTTCTGGTAAAAATTCTTTTGGTGGTGGAGTCCAACCCCAATCTTTCCACCAATTTACCAAAACTTCCTCATAATCTGAAGGATTTAATTTAATTATATTAAAGTCCATGCTAGACAAAGATACTAATTTTTAAGGATAACTTTTCATTGCTTCTGCCTCAACAGCAAAGAGCTCAGTAGATGTGGTGTTTTCATTTGTTAATGTAAATGTTAGTTGATGGCCTAACATACCATGTGTTTCAGCTTCCATGTTTTTAATATACAGAATGTAAGGTTGTGCTTCACTTATAATTGTGCTTCCTGTAACAGAAGTATTCACTAATATTCTATTAATACCACTTCTTAAGTTAACCTCTATGTTTGTAATCGTACCACTTAAACTAACTGTAGTATAAGCACCTTCCGAAAAATAAATATAATCTCCAATACTTACTATACTACCTACAGAGACTAAAGGAGAAACTGAAAAATTAATTGTTAATACATTATTACTCTGCGACCAATTCAAAGCTTTACCTATACCATTAGCAGACCTTAAAGCATATTCATCTGCAGCTGCAGGAACTGTTCCTGTCTTTCTTAAATATGCAAAGTAAGCTCCTTCTTTTTTCTCAAACCAAGTCGAGTCTACAAATCCATCATTTTGTATATCAGTTTGTAGAGTAGCTGTCCAAGGTGAATCAGATTCTAAGTTTAATGTTTTAAAAACTTTATTCTCTAAAGGGTTTTGATTGAACACACTTGTTATTTGTGAGTTATATTGTTGTCCATAATAATTATTTCTAAGCTCATTAGTATTATGCTTATATAAATTACCCCCTTTAAATGAATATAAATAGTTATTCATCCCTAACATCATATCGGGTACATAAGAATAAAAAGATGGCCATCCTTGGACTCCTTCACTATAAGTTAAAGTATATTGTGTAAGCACCGGCGATGGTACAGGCGGTACAACACTTGGAATTGGTGATGGTACAGGAGTTGGAGTTGGTGGTGTAGGAGAAGGACCAGTACAAGTAGTAGAGTTAAAAATTAAATTGTTTTCACCACCCATATATCCGTGATAAAAACACTCATAACTCATAATAAATGGACCACCAATAACAGTCAATGTTACATCTCCCCAGTAATAAGTATAAGGGTTTCCATCTAATCCATTTTTTACACCCACAGATGTGGTACCGGTATAAGTAAAAACATTAGTAAGATTAAAATTTTGAAATGCAATTGGATGCGCAACAGGCACATTCTTTAATATATAAGTACCTACTGTAACACCATACGTACCGTAATTACTTCCAAAAACATATTTATTACCACCGCTAATATTTTGCATTGTAACTTCTTGCGAAGCAGTTAAACAATATTCAGGTATAGGTTGAGTAGAAGGAGTTGGTGGTGTGGGTGGTGTTGGCGTAACAGGAGTTGGAGTTGGTGCAGGAGATGGTGCAGGATTAACCGTACCACAAGCACTAGTACAAGATACAGTAGTATTTACTGTTTCTCCCGAAGTAGAGTTTTTTCTTATACCCCCGCTTGCGGCTGTTATATCAATACAAGGCGATGATATTTCTCCTTCAAGTAATATAATTCTTTGCTTTGTGCCATCACAACAAGTTACAGTCCAATTACATTCCCCTCCAATTGCTCCTATAGGGCACGACAAGCTATAAGTTACACAAGACATAAATTTATTTTAATATACAAATTTACGAATTTAAAAGTTATGTTTAATTTTTAATCCATTCTCGTACGAGATTATAAAATGGTGTATGAGGATATGATGTAACATCGTGATTTGGAAAGGTAGCTTTGTTAAACACTTTATCCACACTATAGTGAACAAAGTAATGATTGGAAGGGTTATACTCATTATAAGATGGGATATAAGTGTTGTCCTGACTAATCATTTTGATTTTATGATTGTGACAAACTATAGAAAATGCAGTCATACACGACCACCATTTCCACATAGGGTCACAGTCAGACTCTATAATTTTTTCCGATATATCAATTACATCATCTATAATCAACTTTAAGGTTTTGTTTTTTATAAAGATAGGAATGAAACCACCATTCATATATCCTTCTTCATTGTGGTGTAAGTATGGCTGAATCTTGTAGTAATTTTTTTTTGATGGATTCGCAATAAACATGTGCCAGTCTTCGTAGCCATCATAACAAATAACATTGTCATCTCCAGGCATTACATTATCATATTTTTTAAGAGACACTACATCCATATCAGATAAGACAATGGTGTCGTCATCATTAAAATTTTTTAACAAAGGTTTTACTGCAGCAAATACATTTATTACTACACAATTATCATTTTTACTTTTAACATAATTCCATATAGAAGGAACCATATAATAAGGAAGACCATGTAGATTCCAATCTACATCATTAAAACTTTTATCTTTTAACGTATTGTGTTTTACAATAGTTAGCATACTGTTTTGATAAGCTTGGTCACCGTATACATTTTTTTGGCCAAACGCCCACAGATTAGCCATCCACTTATATCTGTCTTCTACAATTGCTGTTGGTATAAATCGTAACATAATTAAAAATTTAATCCAGATTGAGCTGGTTCTGGGTATTCATGCCTAAGACCCAATGTGTTTTTTATTAAAGTTTTTGAAACATCTTTAATTGAAATAGGAAAAGATATTTGACATTGTAAATGATTGTCATTTAACAAGCTATCATTAAAGCTTTTTAAAATTAATTCAAAATCTTTGTGTTGTGTATCATACAACATTAAACCAGTCAAAAACATATCTACATTGTGACCTTCGTATTTTTTTACACTAGTAAGTATTTTGCTCATATCTACTGAATATCTTTTAAAACACATAGAGTTAAAAAATTCTTTATATACATCTGCATTGTTTTTAAAAGCTAAAAGAGGATACCCTTCAATTAAAGATATTAATTTATCTACATGCTCTTGCATAATCATCCACTTGTGGTCTATATATAAAATATATTCTGCTTCAGGTTTTAAAAATTTTAGCGTTTTTACTAGCTTAGATTGCCTGCTAGCTTCAAGTAAATTATTAGTGTGCTCTTCTTGAACAAAATAAACATTCCATCCTTGTTTAACAATTTGATTGGTTTGTTCTTTGTTTTTACTTGTAGTTACAACGTAAGAGTTTTCGCAATCAGTGTAATGAACTTTTTCAAAATTTCCAAACAGTCCTGTAACAACAGCTACCTTCTTCATTAATAACCTTCTAATTGATAATGAACATAAAAGTTTCTAAAAAACTCACCACCAAAAGGTTCCTTTCTTCCATGCTCACATATTGCGGATTCGTATAATATCATATCCCCTGGCTTAGCATATACTTTATACCACTCTTTGTCGTGACCTTGTATATCTAATGGCCAGTCATCTGCATATTTTTTATTCTGACATCCACACGTTAAATCTTTATCAACTATTATGATAGAAGAAATATGATGAGTGTCTACTCTATCTGTGTGTTCTTTAAGTGTAGCTCCTTTTTTGTAGGACCTTATCCCGTATATGTAATTGGGTATTAATTTATGATTACAAAACTCTTCATGTATAGGCTTAAGCTCTTGATGAATAATACTTTTTATTGTAGGTAGCCATCCAAAATCCATAATAGTGCTTTCTCCAGGAATCCAATTCTCTTTATCTTCAAAATTCTCTTCTATTTCTTTTTGTTTTAAAAGCTCATAGCTTTCCCTTATTAAAGACCAGGCTCTGTCTGGACATTTTGTTAATTTAAAACCATTAGACGTAAGGATTGGTATCTTAGATGATTGTTCAAGAGGAATGGTTTCGTTTACTTTTACTATTTTACTTTCATTAGTAGGTTGTTCTACTATTACTTCTTTAGAATCTTCATACTGTTGTGCATCTCCTGCTCCGTCCCATTTGTTTTCTCTCCACCAAGATGTAACAATATATTTTTTACCAGACGTAACCGGGACTCCTTCGTGCAACGTCTCTGGCAATACTTTATTATCTTTCATGTTTTCCCACCATAAAGCTTTTCCTACTTCAGCTGTAATTTTTTTATTTAAACTAGGGAAATTTGTTTCACCTCCATCAAAATCAGCATTTAAATATATCATCAATGTATGTGTTCTGTTACCAGAAGATTTACAGTGCATGTCGTAAGCCTTTCCAGTAAAAAAATCATTATGTGGTTTAAAGTATTGACCAGGTTCATAGAGTTGGCCTTGAAGTGCCTCACCTTTTTCTAAAGATAAATTAAGGTGTTGACTAATTCTTTTATGAATACTATTAACAATAACATTGTTAGTGTCTAAATTACTAGTGCTGGAAGTTCTGTGGTCTGTTATATCTGAGCGGTCAGTTCCCGCAACGACTACCGAAGAACGACTATGATTTGCGTCTATCAGTTTTATTATCTCCTTACACTCATCAGGTGTAATGAAGTTTTCAATTTCTTGCATTTAATTAGATTTGATTTATATAAAGATATTAAAATTATTGTATGTTACACACTTCACATGAACCAAAATAATTTCCAAACCATTGTCTTGAATAACTTCCGTCTGCTACAAAAGTAGCTGCTGCTAAACTATCACAGCTATTGTTTGTTCTATAAAATGCTGTAGCTTGACAAAGTGATGAAGCATCAAAATACATTGTTTCTGAACGAGACGCATTACAAGCTGCTAATGCTGATGACCCCGTTGACACGCCATTTATAGCAAAACACGTTGTAGGAGTAGGCGTTGGTGTTGGAGTAGGCGCTGGTGTTGGTGATGAAGCAACACATGTACTACAATCAGAATAAGGAGTATAGTTTGTATAGGTAGGCCCAGCAACTCCTGCTAAATCTATGTATTCATAACAGATACCCGATATTTTAAGTACAGTTGGGAAGTTCGTCCCCCCTGGTCCACTAACCGTTGCTAATATATCTAGTCCTCCTGTAGCACAATCCCCATATCTTGCATATACAGTTGCAGGAACAGGTGGCGGACTAGGAACAGGCGGTACAGGTGGCGATGGAGCTGGTTGAAAGCCTCCACAACTAGACCGTATAGCGATAAAAGTTACTTGCGAATCATAAAAGTTTGCGCTTGCATTTGTAATAACCCAATATTTAGTTCCATCAAACGCTGGATTTCCTCCTGATGCAATACCCAGTAAAGTTAATGCTAATCCATTAGCTAATGTAGGCGCAGTTAAATTTGTTACTCTTACATTATATGTAGGAGCCCCTTGATAACATTCTTGAATTTCTATATCTTGAAAAGTATTTGGGCTTGGTTGTGGAGTTGGTGCAACAGGAGCAGGAACAGGAGGACATCCTGTGTTTGTTCCTACTGGCTGTATATTTTGACATCCCAAACCTTGGTCAGATGTTTGTCCAACATCTCCACTGTATCTATAAAAAACAGGATTACTTCCTGAACTTCCATCCACAAACCTTTGATTCGCTGCTGGCTGACTTGGGCTTTGATAATAACAATCTTGAGGCGAACTACCACTACTGTCTGGACAACCAATTAATCTATAAAACAACTGTGGCTGTGGTGTTGGTACAGGCGTTGGAGTTGGTGTAGGTGATGGCGTAGGCGTAGGCGTAGGCGTAGGCGTAGGCGTAGGCGAAATACCTTGACACGATGAACAATTTGTATATATCAGTGTTGGTATATCAACAGTGCTGGTAGAACCCGTGGTTTGAGGATTGGAGTAGCATAGACCATCCCCATTTACATTATTAACAACAGGTGGTATAACCAATCCTTGCCCTGCAACAAACCTAAATATTTGTTTTGTTGTAGCATCACTACATTCTGAATACTCTCTATATGTAAATGTAGGAGTTGGAACAGGAGTAGGTGTAGGCACGGTTGCCTGACACGCTGGGCAATCAACAAATGTTGTTAGCGTTGTTATATCAGTGTTTGAAATCGAAGAAGTTGATTGAGGGTTCTCATAACAATCTCCGTTAAATTTTATAAATCCTGGGAACGTATATCCAAAGACTCCTTTAGCAATCATGATAATGCTTGCATCATTACACTGCTGATATTGTTTGTACTCTACGGTTGGCGTTGGCGTTGGAGTAGGAGGATTAGGTGTTGGCGGTGTAGGAGGATTAGCATTTCTGTAATCATACACTATATACAAGTTATTCCCAGTAGTTGGAACTGTAAAAGCTCCAGAATATAAAGTTGGTGCTTGCGAAGTGTTTAATGGTATAGAGTTTGTTAAGCCTAATAAAGTAGTTATATCTGTAATATTATTAGCATACGTTGTGTCTGTTCTTAAATAACCAAATCCATTTGCAGTAGAATTAAACACAAAATCATCAAAGTTTATTTTATTAGCAGCTACTGTCATTACAGAGCCGTTTGTAGGTAATAAACCAACTCCTTGACTTCCACTTACAATGTTATACTGTGATATAACAAAGGTTCCTGTTCCACTTCCAAAAGGAACTAAATTAGATTGTGTTGCTGAAGATAAACTTCCGTCAGACCATGACGCTTCATTGTGAATAAACTCGCCTGCATTTATTGCGTCAGTTACACAAATGCTATAAAGATTTAATAAATTACCACTCGGACATCCAACCGTTATTTCAATAGTATCATCTACTGTCGCTGTAGAAGTAACTTCTATTACTACTTGATTTATTGTTGTACTGTTTTTGTCAAATGTAAAACTTCCACTAGAATATATTACTCCTGTCGTTGTAGTTACTCCATCATAAATAGCAGTAATAGTATATCCAATAGGACTAGTTGCACCTTCAGTTTCAATTTTATCACCTCCTTCAGTTATTATATCTTGTGATGTAAGCTCAGTTATTATATCTTGACTACCTTCATCTGGTATTACATACGATACCAAGACATCGCCTACTTGCTCTTCTAAATCAACACAGTAAATAAATTCATTATTAGCGGGAACAATTATATCTCTTGTAACCCCACACGCAGTACATTTAGCAACCTCTGGTTTTAATATTGTGTTAGAGGTTAAAACATACTCATTCATGTAAGGGTCATATCCCCCAAGTTTTTGAGTAGTAAACGCTGCTGTAAATAAATCTCTAAACCAGCTTCTCATCCCAGCTTCAGATATTATTTTTAATTGTTCATTTGCAGCAGAACTTCCAATTAAGTTTATAACCGCACTTCTTTTAGCGTCAGTAAAATATTTGTGCTCTCCCCACACTGCAAAACTTTCGGGATTGTTACTTATACCATAATCTTCGATACGAGCAATTTGTTTACCTAATACTTCAGGAACAGAAAGTAACTGCCCGTTACCACTTGCGTCACTTAATAAATCTTTTCCAGCTAGCACATACGAAATCTTATCTTCTTGTAAAACTAATATATCATCTCGCCTTGCATATAATATTTCAACATCACCAAATGTTTCTTCTAGTGGTTTAAAGTTTGCCAACCCTAGATTAAACTCGTTTAATTTGTTGACATTGCTTTCATCATTAAACACACCACTGTAAGTTAAATCAGCAAATCTATGAGCTTTTTGAAAAGTTGTATTAGATGTAGTAAAAGTTCGGTTTCCTAAATTAAACTGAGCTTCAAAAGACTCATCTAATATTTTATAACTTTCAACTCCATTTCCAAAAGTAAAACAGTTAGAAAAATCAGTTAATATAACCGCTGATATATCGGCCGCTATATCTTGATTTACAACATTACCTAAATGGTTTCCCACGCTATCTACTTGAAACGTTTGAGCACTTTCATACCACAAGTCAGGCAAAGCTTCTTTTGGTTCAGTTTCAAAAACCACTACTGAGTCTCTTCTATATATTGTAAAATCAACTCTTACCTGAGAATCACCTCTTGAACTTCTAGCTGCACATCCTGTGGTCCCTGAAACTAATAAATAAAAACTGTTTGGTGATGTGCTAGTATCTTCATAAAGTCTATAATAGTTTGTGCTTTTTGGACTAGTTGCTGTAGTACCAAACACAGTTGTAATATCTGAAGATGTATTAGAACCTTTGTTTGCTTGAGATGGTAACCCTGCTCCAGAGGTTGAGGCTATCAGTTCATTTTGAATATCATCCGGCACTTTGGATGAATTATTTTGTATTATAGTTTGTAAATCTTCTCCAGTAAAAAACTCTTGAACATTAGCATAAGTATCTGTACATATAATAGTTTGCTCTAACAGATTAGTTCTTGGTTCACATTGATTCCCCGTACCAGGTCTTTCTTGTTCAATTCTCATTACAACTCTCGTCCCTACAGGAAAGTTATAATTAGAGGTAAAGGCGCCAGCTGCATCTCTTAAAAAAAATGGATAAGCAATAATTGGAAATCTA